CAACGGTTTCAGATTTACTGCTAGCAAATGCTGAAGCTAGTTCTTCTGCTATAGAAACAGTTTCTGTTTTTGTTGTACTAAATGTAAGTGCTGGTGCGTCGGTTAAACCAAAACTTTCAGCATTTGGATGCCCAGAAAGGAAGTAAAGGTTTTTACTATCGGCATCTAATAATACATTTACAGCTGATAAATCTACATACTGTAATGAGTTTTGTAGGTTTGTAAATGTAACAAGGGACTTAAGATTTTGAAAAACGGAAATCGGTTCAACCGAATCCGTATCAATAATGACTCTTAAATTGGTGTAGTCAACTGTAAACTTGAAGGCCATTAATCAAAGTCATCGCGTACTTTAAACTTAATGAAATCTTGTACTGTTTGAATACCAGACCCAGAAGTCGTGTGTTCAATCTCTCCTTCAAATGTACCCGCAGTCGTCCACGTTCCTGTAGGGAACGTTAATGCACAAATGCCATTTGTAGCATCAGTGATTGTAGCAGTGATGGTAGAAAGAACCGTTGTTTTTCCTACTTCACGAATACGTAGTTTTACAGTTGCACCAGTTAAATTAATTGGTGCCCATGTAGTATCATCTTCCGCATCAAGTGTTTTACCAGAAGCAGCTGTATTGCTATCTTTTAAGGTAAAAGTTAGTTCAGGGAGTGTGTCTCCTACTACTAATTTTATTGTGTCTGAATATGCCATACTTACCTCATTATATACTAAAACGGATAGATATCTCCAAACCTAAATTCTCCGTCTATTAATAAATCTTCTAAACGTTCTGCTGTTGGACCAAATGCTGGTGTTAGCCATGCATCTCCATATTTTGCATTATCTCCCATAGAAAAAGCTATTGTAGCTGGTCCAAAGATACCTGCTCTATCTAAAATTTCTAAAATGTATTCATTCCACGGCATACCATCAGTTCTAAAAGCGGTTGAATAACTAAATGTATCTTGTACTTGAACCCCACGTAGTGGTTCTTCTATAAATCCAGGAGTAACTCCTCGACCTAAATATTTTATAAACTCACGTAATTCTAAACCTAATATAGAAAGCGGTAATAACGTACTTGCTGCTAACACTAACGGTACAGCAGCTCCTGGAATACCTTTTTCATTATAGCCGTTTTTACCTTCTCTAAATAATCCTCCCATGATATTAACACCAAACGCATAGAAAAATGATTTAAGTTGGAAAATTAAAGCTGTATATGGATTAGATGCCCAACCCGGTCTTTCTGCTGCGTTTGGCCTAAGAATAGACTCATCAACAAAAGCACCAAGGGCATTTTTAATTTCAAGACTGCTCGTATCTAAAGTACCAGAAGTTTTGTCATAAGCTTTTATAATTTGTTGGCGTGTAAGACCAAGTTCTTTTAAATCTGCATTACTTTTTTCTGTGTTTTCTTGGGCAAGTTTTATTAAAAATCTTTGTCCCATACCAGCAGCAAAAGTCCTAGAGAATTTTGTGTACCATTCTAATTGAATAACTTTAAAAAATTTATCCCCAACAGCTTTTGCAGTTTCATCCATAAACCCAAGTTCATATGCATTTACATACATAGTATGAATAGAATCATGAGTTACTAAACCTAGATCTCTTGCAAATGCTTCTGCTTCTTTTTGATTATTAAAAGCATATTTCATTTCGTTAAAATATTCTTTAAAACTAACCATACCTTTAGATCGCAACATAGGGCCAGCTAAGTCGGGTAATGAAGCAATAGTAGCAAAAGGTAAGAGAGTAAGCATATTAACCAACAGTCCATAACTATTTAACTTACGCATAAGAGGGCTCATGTCGTGCCCAGACTTACCTAGCATATTACGTAAAGTGTGTCGGGCCCCTTGTCTGTCAAGTGCATCCGGTATTCTACCTAACATAATCTCTGCTGCTACATCTGCATTTGCAACATCTCCAACTTTAATACTGTTAAGAGAAATGTAATTCATTCTGTTTTCATATGCAGCTTTAGACTCGCCCGGTTCTTGTGGGAACTTAGCGTGCGCCGACTCATGCCCAATAACAAAATCTCGCCATTGATCTAAAGTAGTAAATCGATCTTCAGGTAAAGGAGTAACGCCCTCTACTTTAGGTTTAGTCCAAGCTTTTTCATCAAAGGTACGTTTTAATTCTGACTCATCTAAATAAATAACATTTTTTTCTCTATTAAAAGCAGCCCATCCACCTTTAGTTTTGTCCCCTTTATTTTTAGAGTCTCTAGCTACTATTGGAATATTAGGCAGAATAATTGTGCCTTGTATGTTTTTATTATTTAAATCTGCTTCTGTTACTGTTGTCTTTACTCTTTTATGATATTCAACACGTCGCACAGCATTATTTATGTAAGAACGGAAAGCAGCTGCTGGTTCAATCAACAACCCAGCCTCTCGTGCTTCTTTATTAGTAATGTTTATAAAAAACTCAGCTCTATCAAAATCTAGACCAACTGATACATCAGAAGTAACGCTTGCATCATCTGACATAACCCATTTTCTAACAAAGTCTGCAAAATCAACTGGCTCCCCATTTAATACTGCGTTGGGGTTTTTTTGTTCTAGCAAAGCAACTAAACGAGCTTGTGCATCAGCACTTTCCATCATTAAGGCTTTGTTCCACTCTCTTTCTGAAAAGTTTTGTCGTTTATTAATACCTATACCAGAAGGCTCAATGTATGTTGCAAAGAAGTCTTCCTTAAACTGTCTAATTGCTTTTGCAGCTGGATCAGTTAATTGTTCTAAAGATATAGTCTCATCTTCTTGTGCGATGTGTGCAGCATTAAATTTATCGAAGTCTATATTTCCATCTGCGTCTTTAAACAACGGTCTGCCTGACGCATCAGTTAAATCAAACCCCATATTTAAATACTTTTGAAATACTCGTACTCTTACATTTAAATATCCTGGATCACCTTTAGTAACAGATCTTTTATATAGTGCTAACCCAAGTTCATCACTTTTTGAGCGCATATAACCATCTGCTGTTCTAAGAATGTACGCAACACTAAAATGTTTTTTATCTTCTGGTAAGAACGTAAACTCTTGGTTAATACCTGACTTTAACATTTGAATTGCTTTGTTTTTAAAGTAGTTTAGGGTTTTGCTATCAACACCAAACTTCTCTGCTTGTTTTGCACTATCTTCGACTGCTTTAGCAGCCTCAAATTTTTCTGCTGTAGTTAAAGCATCAAAACTTTTTCCTTCTTCAACGCTTCTACTAACGTCTGCCATAAACTCTTCAAATGTTTGGCTTAGTTGGTTTTGTGAGAATCTAGAGTTGTAAACTAATCCACTTACAAGTTCATAAAACTTTTTCAAGCTATTTGTTAGGGTTCTAAAATAAGCATCGACTCTATTTTTAGCCCCTTCTCCTTGTGCTGCTTTTTGAGTCCAAATAGTAAATTGATCTGCAAACCACTCATCAAAACCGGTTTTAGGATCACTATATTTACGTGAGCCTTGCTCTTCTAAACGTTTTCTGGCTTTGTCAAAATCTTTTAATAAAAGATTTCCAAGTGGTGTACCGATAATTGCATCTTTATAAGTATATAAAAAAGCATGTCCTACTTCGTGAGATATATCAATAAGTTGTTTAGCTTGTTTACTTAAAGCACTACCTAACTTCCCGACGTCTTTATTAGGATCAATTAAGACAATGTTTTGATTACCAAATCTTATAAAACGTGCACTTGCTGGTGAGTTTCTTAAACTTTCTTTTTGTGTTTCAAATAAATCATTTGCATTAATAAACTCAATTGTCCCATCTTCTTTTTCAATAGCATATTCTTTTTGTAAATCTAAACCTTGTGCAACAGCAGTAAGTTTGCCTTCCTCTGCAATTGTTGTATCTTCTGAAAATAACACATCATCTACAGACATAAACCTAAGGTTTTCTTTCATCCCTAGTTTAGTCAGAATGTTTTTGTATGAGTTAAACAAACTTGCACCAAGTGTTTGTTGTACAGAATCACTAGCACTAAACTGATCTACTTTCTTTCTTTCACCTCTGGGTGCAACTTTCTTTGCTTCTGCTTTTTTCCCTGATAAGTAAGTTCTAGGCGCTTCGCCTTCTTCTGTGTTTAACCTAGAAACTGGAGAATCAGAAGCTTTTGCTCTAGCCTCATTGTATCTAGTTGGTTCAAATACCCCTATTTCATCTACAACTTCTGGGGCAAAAGATTCTGGGTCTAAATCAGTCCCAGTAACTTGTCCTACTTCTACATTATTATCTGCTGCAACTTGTACAAGACGGTCAATGTATGCTCGTTCTTCTGCAATTAAACTAGCATCAGCAGTTTGTTGTAATTCCGCAGGGCCCGCTGTAGTTTGTCTAGTCAACAATGCTCGTTGAATAGGGCCAACGGTTCTCTCTGGAATATCTTCAACACCATTTCTTTCTAAAAGATCAATAATTCTATCTGAGGTTCTTTGTAAATCTTGAAGATTTGTTGGTGAGAACTCTCCTGCTCTAGGATTGAGTCTTCGGTTACGTACAGCTTGTCCTTCTTCAAATGTAGGTAGCTGTATTGAACCCAACATCTCTTCTGTAAAACTTAAAACCTTATTACCTTTATATAGTATTTCTTTATTAGCTAGTGCCAACTGCCCCACTAACAGTTCAAACTGTCGTCTTAATCTTTGCTGTCCTGTCAAGAAAGACCCACCACTATCAGTTAATTCTGAATCGGATATTAATTCTTTATTTTCTAATAGACTTTGAATTAGTACGGGGGTTAAATCAGCATTCCCTTCAATATCAGTAACAGTAAAATCTCTTCGTTGCGGAGCATTCTCACCAAACTGTTGTCCTAAAGCATCTCTTGCTTCTGTAATTGCTTCCTCAACTACAACTTTTATGTCAGCTTCTAAGGGCCCGTCTACTCGTATTTTAAATCCTTCTATTCTAGTACCAGGGTTTCTAGTAGATTCTTCTGTGGTTCTTTCTAAAACAAAATTTGTTGTGGGATATTTAGCTCGTAATTTATTTATTTGAGTGACTGCTTTTTTTGGTATCTCATTTAACCTAATGTTTCCTGAAAGATCTAAGTCTTCTAAGTCAGAAGCTTTAACTTTTACTGAACGTTCTGTTCTTGTAGGGAAAAAGATTTCCTCTGTACGATTAGTTTTACCAACAGGTTTTTGTAGATACCCATCTTCAGATGCAGCAAAAGGAACTCGATCACTAACGGCTTCGCCTTCAATATTTGCTTCACCCTCAACAGTACCTGTTGTTGGATCAACACCGCCTGTTTCTGATAGAGCTTGTTGAGTTTCAAAATCATTCTCATCTTCTACTTGTCTAACCACTGCCATTGATTCTTTAATAGCATCTTCTTTGGTTTGTACATCAACAGTGGCCCCTGGATTACGTCGACGTGCATTTGCTTTTGCTTGTTCAACAGCGTTTTTTGTATTACTAACTGTTTGTCTAAAAACAACATCGCCATCAGCATCTCTAGCAAAAACAACTAACTCATGAGTTGGGTCTTGTACTTCAGTAAAACCTAAAACATCTCTTAATGTTTCTTCACTATCAAAACCTTCTTTCTGAAGTCTTTCTGCATCTGCTTGGCTTAAAGGGTTTGATTTATCATATATAACTGTACCCCCTTCTGCCGAGAACCCACCGACTTTATCCCTATCTGCATCATCAATTATGTCATTTAAAATAGAAGCAGTGTCTTGAGACTCAGGGATAAACACAACGGTTCTTGGGTTATTTGGATCAAACACAGCTTTGAGTTGTTTAGCCAACGCTTGTGGTGTTTCTGGTACAGGACCATCAACGACATTGCCGTCAGGGTCTTGTAGCATTTGAATTTGTTGCTTAATGTCTTCAGAAACTTCTTGTCCTGTTCCTAATAAATTAGCAGCTTTAGCAACTACATTTGTAGGTGCGGTTCTACCAGCACCAGCAAAGAAACCAAGAAAGGCAGCTTCTGCTCTTCGTAAGTTAGCTTGTTGGTTGCTGTACTCAGGATCAATTGCTTGTCGTTGTGAAATAAGAATTTGTTCTTGACCAAGTTCAACTAGCCCTTCTTGTGTACCACCGAGTAAGAATCCACTTGCTGCGGCTTTACCTAAATCTTTTAAAAAAACACCTGCAGGAACATTTCCAACTGCTTTTTGTAAGAGCTGTTGATCAGCTTTGGAAAGTGTTCCACCTGCTGCTTGCTTTTTTAAAATATTTTTGACAACGGGTTCCGATACAAGATCCCCGGTTAGTTTTTTTGTAAGTGCCCCAAAGAAAACTCTTTCGCCTAAAGTATCAAGAGCTGCTTGAGGTATACCTAAAAGAAGCGCCATCTGTGCTTCATCTTTACTTAATTCATAGCCTGCATCTTCATATTCTTGGAATGATTGTGATGCGCCAACTATTTCACCTTGTGCAAAAGCACCAGACCAAAAACCAAGTTTTGCAAAAGGAATATTTGAAGCTCTGGATGCTTGTAAAGCTGCGGCTGCTTCTGCTTGACCAGCGGCAGTATATTTTGCAGCGCGTAAACCCTGATACACACTTTCTAATATTTCATCTTCTTCGGGTGTTAATACAGGGCCAATACCTTTTTTACTATTTAATTTCTTTTTTTGTAGATCATTAAGAAGTTTTTTTGCTGCAGATTTACTACCAACACTTACTGCAGCTTTGCCAAGTAAACCAGCTAATAAACCGGTACCCGCACTTGCTAAAGAAAAAGCTGCTTGGGGTACAACAAGTCCTACTTTAGATACTTCATCAACAAACCCATCAAAGGTTGGTTGTTCTAAGAACTCTTCAAAGTTACCAATAGGTTCAATAATTGAGCTGTAGCTTTCTTGTAAACGATTAGAATAGTTAAGTCTTTTCTGTGCTTCGTCTTCATTACCAGCTATAAAACTAGCAATAGCGCCAAAACCAGCAACATCAGATTTTACCTGCTGAGCCCCAGCCCTTACAGACTCAGAAAATTGTTCACGAAACCCAACAGGTTTTGCTAGATCGGTTCTCCCCTCAAACTCCTCCATTCTAGCCGCACCTCTTGAAAGTGCCTCAGTGTCTGCGGCCATTTGAGCGAAATATTGAGCGAGTGGGTTTGGTTTTTCTGCCACACTTTACTCCCCGCCCGACATATTAAATTTATTTCTTTGTAACCCAAGCTCGACTAGAAGTGGTATAGCAGGAGCACCTGGGCCCTGAAGAACTGTGTTAATAGCAACCGCGTTTCCTCTAATTGCTTTACCCCCTTCATCCATAGGAGCAAAATAAGCAGCTTTAGCAGGATCATTAGTGCGATTGTATTGAGCATCCCAAATTTGAATATTTGGTTTGAGTGATAAAGAAGCACTTGCTGGTCCTTTTGCTTGTCCAAAAGAAAGAATCCTATCAACCCAAGTTGGCTTGCCTTTTTCGGCAAAAAACTTCTTCAAATAAATACCTACTGTATCAGTAAAAGCTCGCATATCAGCTGGGCTCTCTATTTGATTACTAAGCATTCTAATTTCTTGTCCGATATCTATTCGTTCATTAATATCAAAGTTTGGTTGAGACATTTCTGTAACAAGACCCTTAAAGTCGTCTACAACTTTATCTTTAACACTGCCCATGCCTTGACGCCTTTCAGCATCTAATTTCCTTTGTTGCTCAACACCGCTCAAGTCAAAATAACCCGTCTCTTTAAATAAAGCTAATTTAGCCCTAAAAGCATCTGTTTGTTGATCCGCAGGTACAGAAGCATAGATATCTAATATAAGAGAGTCAGTAAATTTTTCATCAAATGAATTTGGTTTAGTACCTACATTAAAATATCCAGAAGTTTTTGTAAGCAAACTTACAATTCTTTCTTGTTGTTCTTGTGGTACTGTTCGTCCTTGCGATAGTCTATCTAAAATTTCTCCCATTTTTTTTGTGTCTTTTGTATTTATAGCTTCTCTAAGTTCTTTTCTGTCAGAAGCGGAAACTGTAAGAGGGTTATTTTTTACAACGTCATTTTTCTCTTTTTGGGGTATAGAACTAGCATCAATTTTATTAAATTCTTCTGGATTACTATACTTTAAAGCAAACGCATTTGAATCTGCTTTAAACTCGTCATACAAGCTAGGACGTGCAGCAAAAATTTTATTTAGTGCTTTTCCATTAGATTGATAAAAATCGTTTACAGTTGCCGCTTGTGCTAGCTCTTCTTTAGAAGCCCCAGGCACTTCTCTTATATCACGAGCGTTTTTTATCGCCGCGCCTTTTACTTGGGCTAGTGCCCCTGTAATATTTGAATCTGATTGTTCTTTAAGTCTTTTAATAACCCGTTCTTTGTCATCAGCAGAAAGTCTTTGGTTATCTTCTTCACTAAATTCAAAATTAGGTTCTAAATAAAAATCCTCTCCAAGGGCATCTCTTAGTTCTTTTACTTCGCTGGGCCTTCTAACAAGAGCAGTATCTTTTTTAGAATCAATACCATAAGTTCTTTTTGCTATATCAATTGCAACTTGGTCTATCGTTTGTGTAGATGCGTCTAAACCAACAGCTCCCTCTTGTTGTTGAGGTTCTTCCCCCTCTGTAACTAAGCCTTCTTCAAAGCCAGTAACGTCGCGGATAAACTGTTCTTTTGCTGTTCTCCCTTCTGGACTAAGATCAAAAGCATATCGATTTAAAACATTGTTTGTAGTGGGTGTTTGAAGCATTCGTATTCCCGGGTCGCCTATCTTTTGACCAACAAAATCATTTGCCTTTATGAACATTTCTTCAGCAGCTTCTAACGGTACATCTGCAAGAGTATTTTCTTCTACTGCTTCTTGACCACCAAAACCAAAAAGTTCTGCTACTTTTTTGCCAGCGGCAGTAATTGGTGCAGTAAAGCTTCGGTTATTTTTTTTATCTGCAACACGTAGTTGCGCTTGAAATCCCCCGGTTTCTGGGTTGTAGTTTAAAGTACTAGGATCAAATTCTCGGGTTTCGTTTTCATCTGCACCAAACCACATAGGAGCAATCCCAGTATAATTAAAAGCTCTTTCCATGCCGCCTTGTGGTCCGTATACATCAATATACGCCTGAAAACGGTCTTGTACATCACCAGGGTTATACTTAGCTTTATATGCCTCAAAATCTTGCTCGGTTTTTAATAAGCTATTGGGGTTGTCTTGTATAAAATCAGCATAGCTTTTGTTCAACTGTTGGTTTAAGCGATTATTTTCTCTAGAAATCTGTGTGCCAACTTCTCGTGTTCTATTTACTTTGTAAGCTTCTGCGTCACTAAATGTTTTAAAAGTTGGTTCTGCCATTATATTCTCCCTAAAAGATTCCCTACTGCACCACCAATACCCCCTAAAAACCCATAGTGCTGAGATCTAGAAGCTGCTTTTGCATTTGCGTAAGCATTCTTTCTTTTTACATCTATATCACCTAAACCAAGTAAATTAGATAAAGCACTTTGAAAATTTTGACTTAATAAACCTATATTTGCTCTATTTACTTGTTGATTAATAGCTTCATCACTTCTTATAGCCTGAGTTCTTGCGCCTGCAATATTTGCTTGGCCTTGTATTTGCCCTAGCTTACTTGATTCTTGTGCCTCGACTGCTGTTTGCTGTACACCGTATCGACTACGTTCTCTTGCCGCTCTTTGTTGCGCCGCTTCATTTGCGGCTCGCGCATCAGCTTCTGTTTCTGCAACGGTATTAACTTCTTCTGGAAGCATGTTAATAGTTTCACTTACAGGGGGAGTATATTCAGTTACGTTTGTTTCATATGGATTAGCATTAACCTTAGTGACCCCCGGTTCCGTTTGAGTAGTTAAGTTCGCTAATGTAGATTGAAATAATTCCATTTTAACTAAAAGCTAGCCCCGACCCTTTAGAAGATTGAAGAGTTTTAATATCTTTTGGGGCATAATCTACTTTTGCTAAAGAAGACCCGCCAAGAGTTGGATCCATAATTGCTTGAAACAGATTAGGTCCTTCTGCTGGTACTGTGTTGCCCTTTGCATCAACCGTATACCCCGGATCTTTCGTTAACGCTTTGCCCGCCGCAGTTAACCTGCCAGATATGAAACCGCTCGCTGTGTTATACAAAGCCCCTCGTTTAGCTAAATCTCCTTTTTCTTTAGCCGCGGCTTCAGTTAAATCTATATTTGCAATTTGGCTTGTTTTTCTAAGTTCACCTTTATCTTCAATGTTTTCTTTACCTGAAACAGCTTTTGCAACATCTACGTCTGTTTGTGTTTCTTGGGCTGTACCTACTCTTCTACCCGTAGTCATATCGGCAACAGCATTAGATGCGAGTTGTGCAGTTAGGGCAACATTTTTTGCTAGCCCCGTGTCAATCATATCTGCAACTCGTTGTTCTCTATCAGCGGACGCAATTCCTTGTGCAGTAGATACTCGATCCATTCCTTTTTCTTGGATTGCTGTAGTTAACTCTGCATCTAACCGATCACGTAAAGCGTTAACTTTAGGGTCCAGTTTTGCTTTAAGGTTTTTCTCAGCTTGAGTTTCGTCGAGGAACCTACCTTTTTTTACCTTTCTTCTGCTCATATTTTATAACTCTTTTCTAAATGTCGATGTGACTAATTTAAAATCAAATTTCTCAGCGGTCTTTTTCCACCCCTGTCTACTGGATTCAAATTCTATTGCGACAGCATTTAATGTTTCTGCCAACCGTTCTAAAAAGTCAAATCCTACTTTTATATAATTATACTCTGGTTTTTGATAACTTGCCCAGACAAAAAGGGTTCCAACGCCACTTGGATCTGTTACAAACTGTGTTATAACAAAACCTATGTATTGATCCCCTTTATAAAACATATATAAAGTTGAATCGCCCTCTCTTAGGGATAGGTAAACGTCAGCTACGATCCAATCAGAATAGCTTTTCTTTCTAATCTTTTGTAGATGTGGTTCAATTTTTTCAAAAGAATACTTGAGCTCATTTTGAGGGATCTGTTCAATCGAAACCCCATCAATAGTCAATCTCTGAACCATATCGCTTATACCTTTTACGCGGAGACAATCCAACCCCACGGTATTTTACTAATCTACGTACACCTAAATCACCGCTGCGTGCTCGTTGTTCTGCTTGAGTTACTTCTTGATTGAATAAACCTAAGTAATCTGCAGCTGCACGCGGGTCAGTCCAATCTCTTGCTGGAATCCTTAACAACCTATATAAGGTGCCATATATAATTCCATCTCGATAATCATTTGAAAAATCAGTACTTATGTTGTTTGAAGTTCTAGTTGGTTTTAAGGCCACACTTACTTGTAAACCATTTGTAACTGATGAATTAGGAACTGGTACAACCCAAAAAGTATCCGGTGTTTTTTGTAAGTAAACTTGGGGTAAAGATGTTTTGTTTCTCCAATCGGGATAGTTCAATTCTAAACTTCTTGGGCTAGTTGGATCTAAATCATCTCCATCATAGGTCATCCATAAAATTTTGTGGACATCGGTACCTGCAGGTTGATCAAACTCATATTCATACACACCGCTTATGGTTGTAATAGGGTCAAGATCAAATACATATGCACCAGAACGTTCACACAATTCTATAGTTGCTGATCTGAGAGTAGACTCAACTAAAGAGTCTGGACAATTAGGAACGTAGGGTAAAACTTCTTTAACTAAAGAACTAAAATTTGCCATTATTGTGGTACTCCTACAGTTCTACCTGTTTCTGCGCTTCTATCTAAGTTAGGGTCTAAAATAGCCTCAGCATTACCGCCACCAGAAATACTACCTATAAATAATTGATAATGAGTTGCTGTCCTTTGTTGATTACCCGCAAACTCTGCATCTTTTAGGTAAGCCCTATATAAAACAAAATTTAAAATAGCATTACCGTAAGTATCTTCGATATCTATTGTGCTAGAAACTGAACTTAAATCAGTAGGTAATTTTGAATAAATTAATTCAACATAAGCATTAGAACCAGAGGCTACTCCTGGATATACATAAAACTTTTTAGGATCATCTGGATCAAACAAGTAGTTTTTAACAACAGCACCATGCGCTGAAGACCCTGTTACAGTTGGGTCATGCCAATCGGGTTCAATAGAATTTAATAAGTCTTCTTCTACAATCCTAACTGACTTAGCACCAGTAGCATCTGAAGCTGTTCCTGACATATTACGAGTTACTTTAATAAGACGAAGTCCGCCGGAAGGTAACGTTTGTTCCGTTCCGGTTGATAGCTGAACATTTGAGTGTGTAGCAGTTGACTCTGGCCTAAAGTTTACAATTTCTCGCTGTGCATCATTAATATATATTAATAATTCTGCATCAGTCCAACGAACACCGGAGCTATCTTGTAATGTAAGTCTAGCTCTATCAATAATATTAGTGCCCGTTAGTGTTCCCATTATTTATTAGTTGTTTTCTTCGTTGTTTTTTTAGCTGCTGGCTTTTTCTTTGCTGGTGCTTTGCCACCTTCCCATGCTTCATTTACATCGGGGGTACTTAGATCATCACCTTTTAAAGTGCCATCTTCATTTCTAGCTCTAATTGGTTCGCTTGGTTTTTTCTCTTTAATAGAGTGGGGCTTAACTTCTGTACACCCTTCTTGTAAACAAAAAATACCTATATCTTGTCCGACTTCTTTTGGTACGCCAGCTTCCAATCTGATTGATGCGCCCCAGGTGGTCGAAATATACCTGTCAATATCTGATACTACGATCATAATTTACTCCTAAAATAACTAACTAGTCTTCTTCCTTTGGTTGAAGTTCATCAGTTTGTTTATCAACATTTTCTACAACTGTATCAATTACGCCTTCGTAAGTTTCAGCCACTGTATTAACAACGCCACTAACATCTTTTAGTGCTGCGCCTGAAATAGAGCCTGCTGTTTTTACAGTTGTATCTACAGTAGTCATAGCTATGTCTTTACCACCTTCAATTACTGAATTAACAGTAGCACATGAAGTTGCAAATAAGCCGATTAAAATTAAATATAAACCTTTCATAATTTTCCTTTAAAAAAGGGGTGGCTCAAAATGAACCACCCACAAAAGCATACTTAGTATGCAACATCCAATCTAATAACACCAAAGTCTTCAACGCCACCATTATAGTCGCTGTTGTACTTAGGCTTCTTAAGACCGAAGATCTTACCAATAGAGATACCGTTTTGGTTCCCGTAGTCGAAGGTGTCTTCAACAATTTCAGGAAGTCCAATATCAGCCATAGCAAGGGCTTGTGCTCCACAGAATAAACAAGCAGAACCGTTGATGTTAGCATCAGCTCCCCACTTATATCCAGCAGAACCGGCGTTTGAAGATGTTCCAGTAGTTGCGTTAGCAGTGTTAAACACGTGTCTAAACTCATGAACCATTACTCCATCAACCATTAAGCTTGAAGAGCCAGAGAACAAGCTTGAGCCTGGTCCTCTTACTCCAGCATTTCTGACGTTAGCCAAGAAATCTGAATCAAGTTTAAGGTCCGCCATTACCTGAGGTGATACAAATAAATGATATACCTCTTCTCCACCTGCGCTTCTTACTCCACGGATGTAGTTGTCTTTAGCATAAGCTTTAAGAGCAACAATACACTCGTAAGTGATGGTGTCAGCAGCTGCAACAGCTGTTACATCACCAGCAACAAGTTTACTTGTAGCATCCCATCTTCTATGTCTGTTAGAAGTTGGTGCAGTTACATCACTACCAAAAGCAAGATCACCAAGATTTTGTCCTGAATTCATTACAGGTCTTAATGCTCCACTATTTTTTAGTGTGTAGTTAATACCAGAAAGCGATAAAAACGCTAATTGGTCAATACGATCAGCCATTGCATATGCAAGTGCATCTCGTGAGTGCTCACGGAAATTAACAACTGATTTTTGATCAGCTAATCTACCCGAAAGTCTATTAGCAAATCTTAATTGATCAAGTTGTACAACGATGTCGTAGGCTCTTAAAGTCTCTTCATTTCCTTCGAGGGTGTTGTCTCCAACAATACCGTCACCAGTCATGTCGGCAAGAAGTGTTATAACAGCTCTTGCGCCTTTTTCTGATTGGGTAAGTTCAGATATTCTCTGAACCATAGCGTTAGGTCCGCTACCCGCAAATTGGTTAATGAAGGACATGTTCCTAGCAACACGCCAAAAATCACGCGACCAGATAGTAAGCTGTTCACTGGTCAGTGATGAAAAGTTTGTGTTAGCCATAATGGCATCCTCCAAATTTAAGATTAAAGTTAAACTAACCAGTCGCTTTTCTGGGCCGACTACTTACCCGTGTACCCTTTATCGTTGGGAAACGTTTTCGTGTTTTTACGGACACGACTCCAGCCAGATTTACGCCGTGGCAGGCGAAAACGTTGTTTTAGCAGAACGACCTGCGTCAAATATCGTTTTGACGGACGAATTACTTATATGTTATACCAACTACATACCAAAGTCACCACGCATTCTTCTCAAAGTTTCCTCTGGAAGTGCGCTAAACTCATCGTCAGATAACATATTTAAATCTATTTTTTTATCCCCTTTAGCAGACTCTCCTTTCATAGAAGGTGGTTGAGAATCAGCAGCTTTTAGTTTTTTATTAATATTAGCTACTTTTTTCTTCTGCACAACTTGTTCGTCTACCTTTGGGGCCTCTGCTACTTCTGTTGAATTTAACAATTCTGGTCTTTTTGCTGCTAAAGTGTATTCAGTTGCTTTAGTTAATGAATCAGCGGGTGTATAACCCTGAGACATAAAAGCATTTCGCAATTCGACTACTTCATTTTGTAAATCAACATCAAAATCAGCACTATTTTCGTTTAAAACAGGAAAAGTAGCTTCTATTTCAGCTGCTTTTGTCTGTAATTCAGTCATTTCTTGGTTTTTTTGCACTGTTTGACCCATTTTTGCTTGAACTTCAAACATAAATTGCTCTTTTTCAGCGTTTCTAATCTCAGTTCTAAGCGCTACGGCCTTTTCTGCTTCGCCATCAAGTACTAATTGCTGATATTCAGCTTCTTTTGACCCAAAATCATACTCAGGAGCGTTTTCTAGCACTTGTTCTTGTGCTGCTTTAGCCTCATCTAGTTGTTTTTGTAATGCTTTTTGTTTTGCAAGCACTTCATCTAACCTAGATTTAGGCACCATGGGTGCTTTTGGTTGTTCTACTTCTTGGGCAACGTTTTCATCGCTTCCCTCAGCTGGCTGAATATCTGGTGATGCATCTGCTTCGCTGTTTTCATCCACTCCCTCTTCGCTAACAGCTTCTGGCTCTGCAGGTGCCTCTTCTTCTTCTGATGTTTCAGGTTCTTCTTCAACAACTTCTTCTTCTGCAGGTGCGTCAGTTTCTTCCTTGACTTCTTCATTATCAGATTCCTCTTCTTCTACGGTTTCAAAATTAAGATCCACGTCAAAACTAACGTCTTCTTCTTTAATAGGCTCACCTCCTGGCATAGCCTCCATAATCACTTCATTGGTCTCTTCTTTTTTAGCCATCTCTTCTACCTCCTTGGTTTGGTTTCATGGCCGCAGTAGCAATTTTTGCTGCTGCAGTAGTTTCACTTTGTTCTTTTCTTACTTCGTTGGTCATACCAGATAACCTTTCTCGTAAGTCAAGTTCTTCTCTCTTCATTTGAAGTTTGCTTTGTAGCTCTGCCACTTTTACTTGTGGTTCGCTAGCTTCACCTTGGGCTTTAGCCATATTTAACTGTGTAACAGACTGTAGGTTTTGTACCTCAGCCTCAAGTCTGGCAATCTCAAGTTGTGTTTGTGTAATTGCGGCTTCAGCCTGGAACTGTTGTAATGCAGCTTCCGCTTCAGTAGGTGGAGCCATTCCTTGCATTTGTCTAATACGTTCTGCAATTTCTGCTTTCTTAGATAAATGAGAGTATTCAATAATTAAGTCATCCGGAATTGGTACACCCGCTTTTCTAAGCTCAATGGCTTGTGCAAATTGTGTTTCTTCAAAGTTATCTCTAGAAGGTGCTGTTCCAATAATTACTTCATATTCACCTAGAGTAAGATCATTAATAATATTACCTTCGGGTGTCATTTGGTTTATTTTAACCGGGACCTTTGGTTTACGGGGGTCGTTTTCATCTGTGATTTGTACAACCCTTTCTTCCGTATAATATTTTTGTACTAAGTTTAGAATTTTTTCTGCTAAATACTGTCGTGTTTTCCTTAAGTTATCTAAAGGAACTTGAATCATTAAAACACCACGGTTCTGTTTTGCTTGAATGGCAATACCAGAAACCTCAGGGCTATCGGTTCCCAACATGGCATCAGAAATACCACTAATTGTTTTTATATTAATAGCCGCTTTTTGGCTTATACGATCCAGGCCGGTGGGAATCTGGTTTGGGGGGATCTTACTTGGGGGAGTAGAGCCTCGATTAAACTCGAGGACTAAACCAGTTTCCGCACCGTGTTCTTCTAAATCATCTGCTGTCATTCCTGTAAGAGAGCCTGACTCAACTACCCAACCACTGTTCGCAGTTGTATTTACAATGTGTAGTTCTTGAGATGAAATTTTGTTTAGTTGTTCTTGTGGTGAAATTAAGTTTCTTACCATGCCAAAAGGTTTACCTCTTCTCCAATATGGAAAATAAGGAACCAAAGTAAAATGATCATAGGGAGACCAGTCATCAAATAAAACGACTGTGTCTGCTGTTACAGTCCACTTAACTTTTTTAATGGTCTTAGTAATAATATAAAGACCCATATCATCAGCAAACTTTTTCCGTTTGCGTTCACTCCAATTATATGGAACTTCTCTTTGATCGCCCGTAACAGGATCAACATAGAACATACATTCTTTTAATTTATAATGTTGTCTTTCTATAACACGAATTGATCTTACTGCTTTTGCTTCTTCTGGATTATTTGGATAGTCACTTGAGTATTCGCCACTATATGTATCACCATATCTTTCTTCTTCATACTCAATTGAATCTGCGCCTAAGGTAGATCCAACTTCTGCAATAACTCTTAACTTATCTGATTTTTCTTGTCCATAGATTTCTTCTATGTCATCTATGCTCATCCATTTTGTTTCAAAAATTTCATTCCAAGTTCTAGGATCATATTCTTTTGCATCTGGATCAATAATAATATCGAGTGGGTCTTTGGGTGTAATTCTTACTTCCCCTTGTATGTGATCAGAAAAATCTATTCTTACATCAAACCACCCTCTGTCTTGAATTAAACCATCAGAAAAAATTTGTGATTCTATCCAATCGAGTTTGTTGTTATCAGAAATCTGCATGAAAAGTTTTGTTAGCAAGTCAGCAGTTTCTTGCATACCAGATCCCCGCGGTTTGAATTGTACATCCGCACGTCTGGTGCTTTGTTCACCAATAACAGTATTAATAGTAGGTAAAATTGTGTTGATTGTTAACGCGGGTCGACCTTGGTCGTCGAGCGCTGCCATGTCAGCTTCGTCCCATTGTTCTCCGCGATAAAAAGCGTCGCATTGTTTTGCCATTTCAATATAGTCATCATGACCATTGTCTCTAGCTCGGGTATAGGCTTCCCATTGACGACGAGCAAGATTTAGTTCTTCCGCCGCATCCAGTTTCTTTTTAGTTTTTTTGTACTCTGCCATTAAGCGCTCATCGATGATTTATGTTTATCGCCTTTAGTTAAATGTCTTAACTTATCTCTCCAAGATGGAACATGCTCCGGTCGTTCATAGAAAGTAGCAAATTCTGTCATCATTAAACCTATCCATGCCAATGCATCGACTTGGTCATCATGGGCTCCATTTGGAAAACGTAAAAGTTCTGCAACCATGGTTCCAGTCCAAACAGCGTCCTTTGGAAAGTATACCATACCTTGTTGCATTCTACCTTGGATTGCACGTGCTCTTGCTTCTTTGTCTCTACGACCTACTTTTAGGTCTTTAAAGTACGCTTCGCTTAATCCCCGTTCTCTAGTACGCTTCTGCAAAAAGGGCCCTAGGGCCATTTCAATATGCCCTCGTTCTATGCCCACTATACCTGGGCGCCAAGTTTCATACAAGTCTAAGATCTGTTCAACTAACTCAAAGCCATCATACTTTCCGCGAACGACATCAACAACAAATAAATTATCATATTCATCGACCCCGACAACAATACCAACTGAATAATCGTTCCGGTCACGCTGCCCGATCGCAAGGTCCCACGCGCAATAGTAATTAAGTTGTGCATATTCAATATCTTCATCTTCGTAATAACGGATCATGTCTCGGCTAAAGTAATCGCCTTCGTCGGATACTGGATTCTGTTGATACAGAGCAGACCAATCTCGGGGGCCGATGGCTTTCCTTATCTGCTCGAGCGCATCTACATTATATCTTTCTGGATGTAAACTTTCACCATATTTTCTAAAAGTTTCATCAACTTCTGCAATCGCTGGATATTTAATTACTTCCCATTGGTCCGCACCTTCTTCTGCTTGTTTTAATAATCGACCCGCTAAATCATCGTCATGCCATCTTGTCAAAATTACAAGTATGCCGCCTCCGGGTGATAAACGTGTATAAGCAGTTGATGTATACCAATCCCAGGTCGCTTCGCGGTTGTTATCGGATTCTGCATCTTCACGGTTTTTTACTGGATCATCAATTACCATTACGTGTGCACCTTTACCAGTAATACCTCCGCCAACACCCGCCGCAACATAACCACCACCTTGAGTCGTTTGCCACGATTCAATTGACTGAGAATCTTTATCTAGCCTAGATTTTTCAAACACATTTTTATATACTGGTTCTCTAAGTAGTTGACGAACTTTTCTTGAAAAATTCATTGCAAGAGAACCTGAATACGAGCAACTTATAAACTCGTGATTAGGATGTCGACCCAAATGCCAAGCAGGGAATGCAACACTGGCTAAAGTAGATTTACCGTGTCGCGGTGGCATAAAGAGCATCAATCTAGGTGATTCTTTATTTGCTACTTGCTCACTAAATCTTTCTAATCTTTGACAGATATCTTTGTGTACCCAGCCGGCTAAATAATCTGGATTAAAACGTTCAACAAATGGGAGTAACCTTTTACGTGCTAAGATTCTTTTTGCTAGTTCTTGTTCCGCTTTTACTTGTGCGGATAAGTCTTCTTGTTTCGCTTGAACCGGTTCAGACCTCGACTGGGGCTCAGGCACTTTCTCAGCCTCGTCCGCCCTACAGTAAACACATATATCATCTAACAATATAAGGGTTTCATGATACAACCCTTTACATCTTTGGCATTCAGTCTTTTGTGTCATTAGCTGGCTCTAAATATTTTGTATCTGCCCCCGCAAGTTTTAACAACTCTGCATCAGACAACCTTTCCAACTGTTCTACTTTATCCACATTTATATTTATTTGCGTTGCGTTCTCAGGCATAAATAGACCGTGGAGCTTGCACAACGAATCGACAACATTTTTTTCTTCAGTCGCGGTCGCCGATTTACGGTGCGCTTCTAAATACATTCCCGTTGCTGTGTTTTTATCAAACTTAACTTCTTCACGCATTTCATTGCGTAAGTAGGTTAGAGCTTTTTGTAATTTTTCTGTTTTAAATAAAGAGTAAACACGGTCTACGTCTCTATAACCCGCAGCTCTCCCAGCGGCTGCTTTTGTCATACCGCGTAAATGAAATAACACCAACCTTTCTTCTTGAACAGAAAGCTCGTTTAGGTGTAATCCGGCATAAGGTAGGTGGGATTGAAACTCCGCTCTATCCTGTTCGGTTATTTCTGTAGGTCTGTCTTCGTCTAATAAACGCATGTAAATTGAATTATATTAGTATTCCTCTCTATTTGTCACGATATTCTTGCACCACCAATAGAGCTCGTGATCATCGAGCACGTGTTTCATGATGTTAACTCGGTAGCAAACTAGCTGTAAATTCATCTTGGTATACGGACCGTCAGGCTGGATTCGGTCAACGCTAGCATTAAAATCATGGTAGCCCCCACCTTTTTTCCACGTCATAATATTATTGGACAACGCACAACGGCCCTCTTGTTCTTCCCACAATTCAAAAAGATCCTCAACACTAAGGTCCCATTCGCAAGTATCTTTGCGCTTGTTTTTTAGACTGTTGAACACGTGTCGTAGAAAACGTTTGGGGTCCCCGCTCGATCTCCGTTGTCGAAGGTCGACGGTACATGTTTTGCAAACATTACGTGGGTAAGTGCCATTTCCAGATTTCAACTTCTCTTGAACAAATCTAGAAAGATCCAGTTCTTTTTTGCACCGATCGCAAACTTTGGTTGTCATAAATTTTTTCTGGAAATTTTTTCTCAGAAATTTTTTTTGAAAATACTATACTATATCGCTCATACATTGTCTCCCCTTCCGCCTATTCGGCCACCCCCTTCCCCGATTTCCGATTTTGGAACCTTGTTTCTAATTTTTTAGCTTTGGAACCTTGTCCAGAAAAACGTCGGTCATCGCACATGGACAGTGGTCCATGTGTCGTAGGTAGTCTCTTGATTCTAATGAGACTGGCTCATTGGAACACTAACTATATATACACAGGAGTAAACATGAAATATATAGCTAAAGTAAAACGTCCCTTCCCCGCTAAGGATGAAGAGGGCAACCTTAAAGTAGATGAGAACGGAGTGGCTCAGATGAACCCCGGTTGGACAACCATCGGCTTTGCATCTAACGGCGGAGCAAGCATCACGCTTCGTCCTAACTTTCAACCGCTCGTGGTTGACGGTAAAGTCGAACCTATCTTCATCTTCCAACAAGAAGATAAGAAGGAGGCAGCAGCAAATGGCTAATCCTAAAACTACTATCGTCGGCGTTACTAGAGACGCCATATCGCTCACCTACAAAGGTGGGCGATTACTACTGAGAGGGACAGGCAAAGCACTAGCCCTCGGTCATAAAGCAATCGACATGGTTCAAGATGGATACAAAGTCCAACGCACCAAGTCCGATCGACCACATCAACCTGAACTTCCTTTACAAGGAGGTGAATGATGTTAGAGACCGCAGGAACTATCTTCCTCTCACTGTTATCTATTCTGTTAGCAGTTCAAATCTATGGAGTCGTCCGACTCTTTATCTTCTTCCAATCTAAGTAATCACTACTATCATAGCCCCGCAATGGGGCTTTTTTTAAAAACCGCCAGGTATGAACCATGCGACTCGCTCCAGGAATGATGTTACACGTGTTACACGTAAAATGCCCATGTGTAACAGACCAAGTGTAACGCTTGCCTGTGCGATAGCCATGGTACTTTGCGGTGTACTGATACACCAAATGTTACAGCGTTACAGCAAGACCAGATAGAGGTTGTACCATAACGACCGTCGACCGTGGTTATTTATCTTAGAACATAAATCATCTGTTACATGTAACATAATCCAAGCAAACAGTACAACCACGCGGGTTTCAGGCTGTTACAGTACCCTAAAATCAGCTGTAACAAGTGTAACAATCGCTCGCAAACCCGCATTCTTACGTTCAGATGTTACAGCTAACTTGCGAAATATCCGCTTGCAACGCTCCATGGGGAGCGTTGTCTTAGGATGTTTTATATATATGGAGATAAATTATGACTTGGAACTTAAATGACTTAAAAAAATTAACTAAACATCAAAAGATGGCATCTTTTCGTAGTCCATTCGAACAGAATGAACACTGTCCAGTATGTGACGAGCATGTTCCTGATGTTCGATATGAAGGCTCGGTTCTTGAATTAGAACAAATTGATGAAGATACCTGGATCTTGGCTGACGGCTCGGTTGCAGTAGAAGATGGCCACGGCGGATTGATGGTTTCATTATGTATTGATTGTGTGACTGAACACAACGCTATAGAAAAACGTAACAAAGGCTTACCACAAGATGATGATGGGCCTTATGACTGGTGTACCAAAACTCGCGTTGAGGTATGAATTTTAATTTCTTTCTTTTATTACAAGGAGGTATATATGGAAGAAAAACACATTGACGAGTCAATTCGTCAAGAAGCGAGTAGTTATTTGTATATTCCTGAGTTGAAGAACTCAGAAGTATTGCAAGTAATTGCAAATAGAAACCAACACTCTAAACCACAAGGAGGTAAACATGAGTAAAGGTGCAGATATATTTGACCCAGCAGATGTTGAGGTCGAAATCGATATGGCGAACGGTGAAAACGGAGAGTTGCTCCCAGAGCAATCAACTCCAGAATCAGCGTTCATTCCTGATACTAACGGTGATCCTGTAGGTTCTGAAAACAGAGCCGAGCAAGATGACATCGTTCTACCTGACTATTTCTACAAGAAGTATCAGTTGGATCTCGAGGGCAACCCGACATTCAACGCTGGTAGAATCGGCGGTATCATGAAAGTGTTCAATGAAAAGTACGGTACAGAGCCACACTTCGGCGACGACGAAGCTAAGGCTAGCAAAGAACGTGAATATTTCGACCTACAGGTTGAACAGATCGTTCTTGGTCAACGACCATTACTTGAAGTTGACCCACAAACAACTGGTATCAACTTTTTACAGTTGGCTACCAGAACATGGGCTGAGTTTTGTTCCATTGTATTCGAGTATCAAGAATCAATGTCTGAACAAGATCCAACCAAAGAGATACCAGAATGGTTGATTGAGCGCGAAGACAAAATGCTTCAGCTCGGTAGAAAATCCAGAATGTTGTCTCAAGCGTTAGCTACCATTGATAATGACTTTGGTCTTAAAGATGTGTCAATTAAAGTCGACAGAGTTAAAACTCAAGTCGAGTTAAGATTGCAAAGACTTGCGGAGTGGAATTACAAAAATATCGTAGACTCTTCTAAGTTCAGTGCACGCGTCATGACTACCCAAGCAAACAATGCAATGGATGTCGCAAGCGTAGCTTAACAATAATGGGGTAGAGGTTTTCGGTTATCTCCTGAGCTTCCTCTACCGCCCGTTGTCCGTGGAGCGTTAACCATGGAAGGTGTCTCCTTAACGACCACGCTGGGATGAAAAGCCCAGCACCTGTGTATATTGAAAAACGACAGAGGGGGATCTCCAGTTATGCCTCCTTCATTACAGGCTTGGTTCACCTTATGTCACAACGAACCACTTAATTTTTAACACTTGGAGGTGTGCTATGGGTTTAGATATGGCAGCCGGTTGGCTAGACAAAGAACAAGACAACAAACCTGTTACAGAGTTTGATTGGCGTAAACACGCGTCACTCAACGAGTACATGCGTCAGTTGTATTACAGCAAGCAAGGTAAAGAAGCACCGGTAGGTGTCATGGATTGCGAGTTTAATTGTTCAGATGTGTATCTTACTCGAGAAGATATTATTGATCTTAAACAAGCAATTCACTCAGGACAGTTGCCTAAAGCAAAAGATGGTTTCTTTTGGGGGCAAGATGCTCAAGAAGAAAGTGCTAAATATTACTTTGAAACAGATAAAGAATTTTGTGAACGAGCGCTTGCTTGGTTGGATCAAGGTAAAGTAGTTTGGTATAGTCCTTGGTGGTAACAAAAAAAGGAGTATTTTATGGCTTATCCAGAGCATATCGAAAAGTTAGCTAAACGCAAAGAAGAAATCAAAAGCGAAGAGCTAGCTAAAAAAGTATATTCAATAGAAGTAAGACCCGGTCGAATACAGACTTGGTATAAAGATGGTCGTGTAGTTACAGAATACCCACGCGACAAACGTAGAAAAACAACTGTAGATTACAGGAGGGTTAGATGAGCAGATTAAAAGATGTAATTATGGATGTCCAAGCTGACCTCGAAACTGTTGCTTCTAACAAACCGCATTTAACTCAGAATCAACTATTCGCTACTGTTTGTGTGATGCGTGATCTTAGAGAAGATGCCCAGAAAGTTGATTATGACTTTGTTAAAGAAGTCTACAACTTAGCTTTTGGAGACGAATCATGAACCACGAAGAACTAATGCGAGTTGCCCTCACAGGGCTTATTGTTTGTATCATTATATTATTGATCATTTAAAACTTAAGGCAGCTGGATACGACCATACTGGCCAGGTGCACCCTAAGCAGTTAGAAGCCGCAGGCCTACTGCATATCTGATACTAAAGCTGCCTTAATAATTTTTCACACAGGAGGTGTGCATGTCAGACGTATTTCAATTTCACGTACAAATATCAGTTGAAGAGTACGAAGTCGAACGCAAACGCAGTATTGACGAATTACCTGATTACACAAGTTATTCATTAGGTTTTACTGATCACTCTAATATTATTAATTCTTTTGATCAGATAACAGAAAAGATTCAAGAGTTATGTGAACTCTACCGAGTATCAGCAGAATCTGATACAAACATGCCGCTGCATGTCGGTGTATGGTTTACCACTCCTAGAGAAGAAGATGAAATAACTTTTGAACCTTGGGACAAAGAACCCAACCCCAATTGGACACCAACATTAATTAAAGGAGGTAAATAATGTTAGTTAAATGGCGTGCAACTCTTGCACATAAAGATTCTGAAGATATGCAAATAACTATTGAGTTTGAAGCACCTGAATTTTCGGATAATTGGAACTATAAACTTCTAGCTAAACTTGCTTTTATTGGGCAAATCACACAAGGCAAGAATCTTATAGTAAATAATGTAGAACCGATTGAAACCATGGAGGATTAATTATGCATTCAATCAAACCCACCAACCTAATGTCAGAAATTAAGCAGAATATGCGTGCTGGCATCAACTCAATGATCTGGGGTGGTCCAGGCATTGGTAAATCAGAAATACCACAACAAGTAGCTGACAGTCTCAAAATGACTTTGATTGACTTTCGTGCCAACTTGTTTGACCCAGTCGATGTACGTGGCGTGCCTCACATCCAAGCTGTAAAAGAAACAGGCGAACGTTTTACACGTTGGGCCGTACCTGATGTGTTTCCAATCGCGCAACGCGATGGTGATACAGGTATCTTGTTTATTGACGAGTTACCTACAGCTCCACCTGCAACACAGAATGCTTTCTTACAACTTTTGCTAACCAGAAAAATTGGTGATTACACATTACCTGAAGGCTGGTCTGTAATTGCCGCAGGTAACAGACTAACCGATGCCGCTGCTGTGTATCAAATGCCATCACCTGTAAGAAATCGTCTTGCTCATTACGAGCTTGAAGCTAACCTAGATGATTGGACAGCTTGGGCTTATGAAAACAATGTTAACCCAGAAGTTATTGGTTTCATACAATACAGACCAGGCCTTTTGTACAACTTCAGCGCTGATGAGTATGCGTTTCCAACACCCAGATCTTGGTCGTTTGTAGACAGAAAACTTAAATTTCAACCAGATGACGTCGACCATGATTCGTTGTTCTTTGGTATCTCAGCATTGGTCGGTGACGGTCCAGCTGGTGAGTTTATTGCATACAAAGAAATTGCTGACGAACTCCCTGATATTGACAAGCTGTTAGAAAACCCAACAACGTACAAGAAAAACGACAACCCTGCTATCTTGTATGCATTATCTAGTGCTGTTGCATCTAGGGCTAAGCCTGAGTTGATGAAAAACATTATGACGCTCAACAGTAAATTGCCAGTTGAGTTTCAAGTGATCTTAGTCAAAGGTTGTTTGGCTGTTGATCCAAATCTTAAATCCGACGATGCACTGCGTAAGTGGATTGTCGACAATGCTAACGTAGTTTTATAGGAGGTAATTATGGCTACAGTAAGAATGTCTCGACGTTTGTTGAGCGAAATCAGAAGCACTGCACGAGAAAAATTCAAAAAGGTTAATCCTTACAAAGATTTTCCTAGTGCAGATACTTGGGTAAATGAAACTTTTAAAAACAAAATTCCTAGTTTTGTAGAAAAAGCAAAAGAACATTTTGGTGGTGCATATATTAATTTTGACAAAGTAGAAGAAGTCAACAAACTTGATATTCACACTACTAAAATTGTACAAGATGACGATGGGGTTGAAGACCACATTAAAACGACATATAGATGTCCTTTTGATACATATACTACAATCCCAAAATTCTTAACAGAACGATATGAAGCTCTTTCTGTGCATTTGCCACGTGAGCATTTTCTTGTACAACAATGTGAAGCTGTTGATAAACACAACGAAGCTTGTCGTGACGGTGAACGTGAATACGTCAACAAAATTGAAGAAGCTATTGAACCATTTTCAACACTTAACCAAGCGCTCAAAGCTTGGCCTGCACTTAAAGATCTTGTACAAGATAAGTATGTGCAAAAAGTTTATGAAAAAGTAGAACGTAAAGCTAAACAACAGCAACAACGTGAACACATTGAAGTTCAAGAACAAGAACTTAATGAAGTGTTATTAACTGCAAACTTACTAGAGGACTAACATGGGCTACACGCAACAACCCAATATTTACCAAGGAACAGAACGATTAATTGATCCTGGTAGTTTTATTGCATACAACTTTTGTGGTGGTACAGGTTTTGCTTTTGTGAACTCTTACAAATGGCATATTCCAAAACAATATACAGATCGTAATGGTAATTTACATTCACCAGATCCGTTTATTGTATATTTATGTTCTAAACTCTATGGAACTACTGCTGCTTGGGGCGCACATGTTGGTTCAGGTCATGTACGAGATGGTTGGGAAGATCAAGATCCAAACCATTATTATTCAAGACACCCTGAATACAGACCAAAAGATTGGCCTGAAGGTAAACAACCCATGTATAAATATGTATCTAAATATTTTTTACCTGTGTATCAGTTAGATATTCAAGGAGTTATTGATTTAGATAAAGACAGTTATGAACATTATGGTTCTACTTTTCAACATATTAATAATCAATGGAAAAGAGTATTTAAAACTCAACAAAAAAACCATCGATTTAAATATTACGATAAAAATAAGTTGTTTAAAGATATGGATGTTCAACAATCTAATAACCCAGAACTTATTCAATTTGCAAAAAAACAAATGGATAACTTTGAAAAACGTAAAGCGCAAGTTTTATTACGTAAATTACAATCTTAGGAGATTTTATGAATGATTCTTTTGTACGTGCACGATCACGTCTTATTCTTGACAGTCCATTTTTTGGTACCTTATGTCTTAGACTCAAACCTGTAGAGCGTGACGATATAGATACAGGTGCCACTGATGGTAAACATTTGTTTTACAATCCTATCTGGTTTGAAAAACTTAGACCCGAAGAACGTATAGGTTTTCTTGCTCACGAAGTTATGCATGTTGTATTTATGCATCACACACGTAGACAAGAACGCCATGCAGAAAAATGGAATGTGGCTGCAGATTACGTTATTAATCTTATTCTTAAAAGTAATGCTTTTATTCTTCCATCGGGTGGTCTTCTCGATGAACAATACGCCGACATGACTACCGAGCATGTATACAGTATATTGCCCGAACCTCCAGAGGGCTTTGGCGCCCTGTTGAGTGCTAAAGGTGCTGGCGATGTTCTAGACCACCCTGATGCAGGATCCAGTGAATCTGTTGGTGCTGTTGAATCTCAACTAACTGTTGCAATACAACAAGCAGCTGAACAAGCAAGAGCACAAGGCAAACTACCTGCTAACATGAATACTCTTATTGAAGATATTGTAAAACCTAAAGTTGATTGGCGTGCAGTACTTGCAAGATTTTTGCGGGCTAATACCAATTCTGATTTTAGTTGGATACGGCCTAACCGACGTTTTATCTGGCAAGGTATGTATCTTCCTTCTATGTACAACCCTTGTCTTGAAGAAATTGCTATTGCAGTTGATACATCTGGTTCAGTAAGTGATGAAGAATTACAAACTTTTACCAGTGAAACATCTCATATTTTGCGTGATCTAAGTCCAGAACGTATCCATTTTATTCAATGCGATACTGAAGTTCACAAAGATGATGAATACACACGTGAATCATTACCACTCAAAGTTGAGTACCAAGGTCGAGGCGGAACTATGTTTAGTCCTGTTATTGATTACATTAACGAAAAGCACCCACGTGTAGCTGCGTTAGTGTATCTCACTGATTTAGGTTCAGACGACTTTGGAGATCAACCCCCTTATCCAGTTCTCTGGGTAACTACAGAAAAAGGAGAAGCGCCTTATGGTGAAATCATCGAAATTTGAACAGCACGCTAAAGAATTTGGTGTATCTGTTCTAACTGGAGGTGCAGTAGTTCTTGGCTTATTAGCCATTGCAACATCATTGCATCATTTTATTATGCTAGTGGGCATCCTAGTTGCTATGGGATGTACTGCTTATTTATTGTGGAGACTAACTGATGGGTAATATTATCGCATCTGCAACAACCGCTCTATGGATTCTCATTGAGCTAATTCAATTTGCCTATATGGCATACCTTATGTGGAGGGACAAAAACAATGTTATGGATAGGCATTTTCAGCGCGCTAGGTCTGTTGCTGCTGGCGCTTAAAGCTGGCGGTCGTAAGACTATTGGTAATGATATTTTTGTTGACGTACTAATTACCGTCACACTTATGGTGTGTTTTTACGGCACATTCAGCGGCATGGCTGCTGCCATGGTTGGTGGTTTATGTGCGTCAATTACTTTATTTATTATGAAGAAAACTATGGTCCATGAAAAACTTGTAGTTGAGAAAAAACCAATGAAGTTTTACAAACTTGACCTTAGTAAACCAACAATACGTTGGAAAGAATATCAACCAGACTGGCGTAAATAAAAGGTTCCCTAACTTCCTTACTCATTAAGGAACCTTTTAAAAGATTAATTTACGATACGTAAATCCACATTTCTAATGTGCCAGTCGCAACATCACTACCTGGAGCTACTTGACAGGTGATATCAATAGTATCATCTGAAGAGTACTCTACAGGTGCCATGTTTGCATCTTGATGATCTTCACCACCAGCTTGGCCGATTGTTGAACCATCAATATACTTATCAGAATCAGACCCGTCACCGACGTCTAATACTAATGAAGTAGCCCCATCTAAATCAGAAGATTTGATTTTGATGTCATGTAAAGTTTCACCAGCAAAGATATCTACCATTTGGTAAACATCAGCAGCATTAGGTGCAGCAGTTACATTAAATTTAGCATATCTAACACCAATCGCTCCACTTGGAAACGGTTTGAATGATTGATTGCCACTAACCATGTCACTTGAAAAAGTAGCCATAATTTCACCTTTATTGTTATATAACACTTAATTGTGTCATACTTAAAAAACATAAAGCATTCAGGATGAATGTCAACTAAAAATTATGGATGATTTTCAATGTCAAAAGTTTACGTAAAACGTAATCCAGTACACCCCTACCGATATTCAGATCCAAACGATCTACCATTTATACAATGGAAATTAGTTAGTAAAGGCATAGCTTTTAATATGGTCCATAGTAAACAAATTGGTTGGGAACGAGCAAAGAAAAACGAATATGAACAATGGTGCATGCAAATGCAAAAGTTTAAGGAGAAACTATGACTGACTATTGTATAAAAGCTAGTGAAACTAGATCACGAGATATATGGATAACAGACGCAAAGTCTGAAAAAGAAGCTAAAACAAAAGCCGAAATTATATTTCAAGAAGATTATTTTAACCCTGAGAAAGATACTATTAGTTATAACTTTCATAGATATTTAACCCGCCCTACAAAAAAACGAGATCCTTATGAATAAAGTTTATTTAGACTTTGAAACTTATTATGATACTGAACTTTCATTATCAAAGCAGACTACATTGCAATATGTACACCACCCAGAATTTAAAATCTGGGGCGTAGGTATTAAATTTAATAATGAACCCACAGAATGGTTCGGTGAAGATGAATATTTAGATGCATTACAAGAGATCCCCTGGGAAGACTGTGCTGTAATTTGTCACAATACTCTATTCGATGCTTACATACTTACACAACACCTTGGTTTATATCCAGCATACTATTACGACACAGCTGCCATGGCCCGTGGTTTGTATCCAAATCAATCTGCGTCTTTAAAAGCGACCGCTGAACGTGTATTTCCTAACGATGAAACTATGCGTAAAGGAGAAGAGTTAATTAATGCAAAAGGTATACGTGATTTAAACCCCGAACTAGACGAACAAATTGGAGGGTATTGTATACAAGACGTAGATTTAACTTATGCAATCTTTCAACAATTTATACAAACATACCCTCAAGAAGAATTAGATGTAATAGATCTCACCTGTCGTATGTTTGTTGAACCAAAACTTACATTAAACAGTGAACTATTAATAACCCACAAAGAAGAAACAAAACAAAGAACTTTAAATCTTATTGAAAAATCTGGCGTAACAAGAGATGTACTTGCATCTCAAAAAAAGTTTGCTGAACATTTAGAAAGTTTAGATATTACTGTACCAACAAAGAAAAGCCCTAATACAGGACAACAAATCCCTGCTTTTAGTAAAACAGATTCTGCATATATACAAATGCAAAACATGTATCCAGAATACAAACACTTATGGGACGCCAGGGAAGCTGTAAAATCACGACTAGAAGAAACCCGTGCACAAAGATTTTTAGAAAACATTAACCCTGATGGTACATTTCCAGTACCGCTTAGATATTATGCAGCGCACACTGGGCGTTTTGGTGGTACAGACAGTCTTAATTTACAAAACTTACCCAGAGGATCTGTCTTACGTAAAGCACTTACAGCTCCTGAAGGTCAACGTTTATTTGTTGCTGATTTATCAAACATCGAAGCGCGTATGCTTGCATGGTTGTCTAATCAACAAGATTTACTTAACGCATTCGCTGCTGGCCGTGATGTGTACAGTGAATTTGCTTCTCAAATTTATGGAAAACCTGTAACAAAAGCTGACAAACTAGAACGTTATGTTGGTAAAACAGCTATTTTAGGGCTGGGTTATGGTATGGGCCATGAAAAATTTAAATATACTCTTAAAGTTGGTACTCCTTCCGTTGATATTACAGAAACTACTGCTATGTCAATTGTTAGTCAATATCGAGCTATGTACCCCAACATACCACAGCTGTGGAATGCATTTAAATATCATTTATTTACTATGGCTGTAACTAACAAAGATAATAAAGTTCCTTATGGACCTTTGTTTATTAAATCAAAAGCTATTGAGCTGCCAAATGGTATGCATTTAAATTATCCAGGACTTATTTATGAAAATGGCAATCATATGTATAACTCAGGTAAAACAATGATTAAAACATATGGGGCACGCCTTGTAGAAAATGTAGTACAAGCGTTAGCCCGGGCCGTAATTGTTGAACAAATGTTAGCTGTGCACCGAATGCCTGAAGTATCAGTTGTATTACAAGTCCATGATGAGATTATATCTATTGGGTCAAATATTAATCCAGACGAGACACTTAACAAAATTATAGATATAATGAAAACACCTCCTCTTTGGTGTTCAGATTTACCACTTGACGCAGAAGGAGGACATAGTCAACAATATGACAAATGAAAAATTTAGTTTTAACAAGAAAAAAGGGGGATTCAATTATTCTACAACAAGATGATCAGGAACTATGTAAAGTAACTGTTACTCATGTAGGCCTTAAACAAGTTAAACTTGCTTTTGAAGCAGATTCATCAGTTATCATTGACAGGGAAGAAGTATACAATTTAAAAAATAAAACATAGGAGTTAAACATGGAGCTAGTTTTCCTCAAAGCCAAGCAAAAGCTTGCAAAAAAAATATCTAAACAAGGAGTGACACCTTATCCACTGATTAAAAATTTTACATCAGTACACAAATCAATCAAAAAAGATCCAAGTAAGTTATTAACAGAACTTACAAAAGCGGCCTCAGCTGGTATGTGTTTACACAAAGGACCCCTTAAACGTGAGTTAAACAACGAACCTCGAGCGTTGATGACGGACCGTGTAGCATCAACTCATTTACTTGTTCTTGATTTTGATAATATTCAATTACCTTTACCAAAGAAAACTGAATTAAACACACAAGACCTAGAAAATTTAGCTGAACAACTTGTACAGCAATTACCTCCTGAGTTTCACGATGTAACATACATTGCACAAGCCAGCGCTTCATTAGGATATAAAAAAGAATCTGTTTCTTTACACATCTTTTTTATATTAGAAAATTCTATACACCCCAAAGTATTAAAAGAAGCACTTAAATTATTAAATTATGAAACACAATTTTTAGCAGAACGATTAACTCTGTCTGCAAATGGTCAAAGTTTATCTTACAAACTTGATCCAGGCGTAGCTGACAACTCTAAAATTATTTATATTGCACCCCCTACTTTTATTGATGGTGTAAAAGATCCAATACAAGGTTCACGTTTTGTGTTAATCAACCGTGGATCATCAACCTTAGATCTTTCTACATTATTGTTTTCTGTTAACCCAGAACGAGTGCACAACTTAGGCGTACAAATAAAAGATAACTTAAGAAAACAATTAAACTTACCAAAGAAAACAACTAAAACCAGCACAATTACTATTGCTGGAGAACCACAAGAGGTATTACAAAACCCTGATAAGATGACAATCGAAGTAAGCAGGGTTGCAGAACCTTATGTTAATTGTAATGTTAATGGCGGTGACAGTGCTGGATATTATTTTTTATTAACGAGCCCACATTACATGTATAACTTTAAAGGTGAACCTATTTGGGAAATACAAAAAGCAGATCCAGACTTCTATAAAAATATCTTTGAAATATTTGCAGACAAAATAGATCAGGATAAAAAGTTAAGACCAATTGCTTTAAGAGATTTTTACACTGACACTTATTACAACGGAATTTATGATGAAACAATTGAACAATTTACAGACGAATACCCACTTACTCCAACAAATAAACAATCGATTGAAGATTTTATGCGTTCTCATAGTCGCCCTCCCTTGGATTACGTTCCTGACGCTCGGGTTGTATTTGACCCGTCTGTTAATAAAGGTATCCAGTTAGAAGAAGCACCTTACTATGTAAACTTATATAGAAAAACTCCTTACATGTTACAAGCATCAGAAGATGCACCTGAATTAGAATATGGGACAGCACACAAACTTCACAGCGCAGCTCCCTTAACTGCGAAGTTGTTGTCCCATGTTCTTGGCTCAGGTAAAACAGAGTTTGAACACTTTATTAATTGGCTTGCATACATTTACCAGAATAAACGCAAAACAATGACAGCATGGATTTTTACTGGTGTACCAGGCACCGGTAAAGGGTTGTTAATCCATAAAGTACTTAAACCTTTATTTGGTGAACAACAAGTACCAATGCGAGCGCTAGAAAACATAGAAGAACAATTTAATTTATACATGAGAACAGCGCTCTTTCTTGTAGTTGACGAATTTAGGATGGCAGATTCAGGTTCAGTTGGTAAAATGGCAGATAAATTAAAACATCAAATAACAGAACCTAATCTTACTATTCGCGCAATGCGTACAAACCAAATTGAGCTGCCAAGTTTTTGTAATTTCTTATTTCTTACTAATAGAGGCGATGCGGTAAAAATAGAAGATGGGGATCGTCGTTACAATGTAGGCCCCAGACAAGAAGTAAAATTAGAAAAAGCTCATCCTGAGTTACTTACAAACATGACGCAGCTAGAGACTGAGTTGTACACTATAGCAGGGATATTAAATAAGTTTAAAGTAGATCAACGCATGGCACATACTGCGTTAGAAAATGAAGCTAAAACACAAATGAAAGAAATTTCTATGTCAGTACTTGAAGAGTTTGCTTTTGCAATTCGACAACGTAATCTCGAATATTTTATTGATGTATTAGAAATACCACTTACAAACACTTTTGACGCCGGTGGTATAAGTACAGCACAACGCTATGTTAAGGATTGGGTTGCACGTGTAGGTCAAGACATGTGTATACCTATGTCTCACTTTAAATTAGTTTACGATATTCTTACCGATAGTCGTAATAAACTTTCACAAAGAGACTTTACTAAAGCAATGTCTAGACTAAATATAACTACAGCTGTCAAGCGCATACAAAGTAAAACAGTCAGGGGGGTTGTATTAACTTGGAAATTAACTAATACTATACGAGAAGACATAATAGAAAATCATTTTGAAGAAAACGATTTAAAATTAATTAAAGAGAGTTAATATTATTCAATGAGTGAGCTTGTACAAAACAAGCGTCCAGATCAAATAGATGTCAAAGAACTGGACAAACCCACGGAACTGGGCCTAATACCTGCATGGTCCCATTCGGCTTTAAAAACATACGAAGCCTGTTCCTATAGATCTTACATTGCTAAAGTAAAAAAAGTACAAGAAGACTTTGGACCAGCAGCTGCGCGTGGTACTAATATACATTTACAAGCAGAAGATTATGTTAAAGGAGAACTTACTGAATTTCCTGATACCCTTAAAAAATTTGAACCTCAATTCGAAAAGCTCAAAACTCTTTTTGCAGATGCAAGAGTTGAACTTGAAGGTGAATGGGGTTTTACAATTGATTGGGAACCCTGTGGTTGGATGGCTCCTGAAGTATGGGGTAGAGTTAAATTAGACGCTATTGTACATGAAACAGAAACATCAGCGCGAGTCATTGATTATAAAACAGGTAAACAATTTGGTAATGAGATAAGTCATTCACAGCAAGCTTTAACTTATGCTATAGGAAGTTTTATGCGTTACCCAGAATTACAAAGCGCTAATACAGAAATATGGTATTTAGATCATGGAACAACTATGGAACAAACATATACAAGAGATGAAGCTATGATGTTTATGCCAACATTACATGAACGCGCAATAACTATGACTACTGCTACAAAATTTCCACCAAACCCTAGCAATTACAATTGCAAGTGGTGTTCGTATGGTAAGGGTGAATACCCTATTTGCGAATGGGGAATAAAATAAGTATAATAAATACTTAACAACGAACAAATAACAACGAGGAACGAATCATGGAAGATATTCCTGCTTACGAGCATCAAACAGAAACCACTAACTTTATTCTATCTCACCCACGCTGTCTTATTACATCAGATCCAGGTACCGGTAAAACACGAGCCGTGCTTGATGCTATTACAAAAATACCAGGCCGCACTCTTGTACTTGCACCTTTATCAATACTTGAAGCTGCTTGGGTTGAAGATATAATAAAGTTTCAACCAACTATTAAATATGGAGTAGCATATGCTAAAAACCGTAAAAAAATATTTTCAGACCCTTCCCACGAAATGGTCATTACTAACTTTGAAGCTGTCAATTTTTTACACAAAAATAA